ATGTAATAACGTCCATCTGTATCTCTCTCACCACAATCTTCTTTGGTGTTGACAACAATCGTGATGCCTGCTCGTTGTAAAGAATCCCAGAGTTTTTCATGGTCATCAAATGTACCATTTGCAAATGATGTGGTTGGAGTGATAATTGAGAGAGCAGCGATTGCTCCCGTAATAAACTTCTTCATGTCAATTTTGAGGCAACCAAGAGAAAGCGTGATCGTCAAAGAGGAGAATTAAATCACCCTCATTACTCTGTTCAATCTCACCATTTATCACCTCTTTTGTTCCATGAGGTGTATGTTGAGCATCCATTGTTTCCCAGACACCATAAAAATCAGTGCGACCAGATTCATACTCAACAATCATAAATGCGCCCTGAGTTCCATTGTCAAGGGACATAGGTTTTACCTTAATTGTACAAGGAGAAGTTTCAACTTTTCCTTGGTTGTAAGAGTAAAAACATGTCTTGGTTTGTGCTTCTGGTGTTGCCTGAACTTCTCCTGCTCCAAATATAATGGGAGCAACAAGTGCAAGCAGAAGTTTATTCAATTTCATAATTGTTAAGTCTCACTCATCGAGCAATCTGGAGGCTGAGTAATCATCGAATGATGTCGATGTTGGATGAACTATTCCACAGTTCGAGTTCTTTTCTCAGTTGACCAGTCTTTAATAGTTTATCATACCTTTTTGCTGCTTTCTTTCTCCACCATTCGATTGCATCATCTTTGTCATAATTCAAGAAACCCATGTAAGATCTCTTACGTTCTGTGAGTGACTTAGCATGGTCAATCGCTGCGTTGAACTCTTTCAACTTATCCTCATTCTTCAATGAGTTTCTAATGATGGAGATCATCTTTGTTTGGATCTTGAGTTTCTTTGATGACTTATCTGCTGAGATCAGTCTCTCACCACCGTTGGCATTATCATTAAACCACCAGAACATCTTCTTGAAATGGTCATCATGAAACAGAGGCAAGAAGTTGCTCTCAGTGTCACCAACGTGGCGAATGAATGGTTTCAGTCCATCATACATTGACACACCTTTGGTAGATCCATAAAGCGATGTGGTCTCGAAATACTTTAGATCAGTGCCATACTTCTCATCGAATTGTTGTTTCAAATAAGTTGATGATGCAAGCAGACACAATAACTTACCACCCAGGTAATTGTAACCAAATGGTTGTACAGGAACGATGTTAAATCCCATCACAAACTCTTTGTTAATTCGTGACAGTGGGAGTACCTCACCAAAGTAATCATTCCGTGGTTTGGAGTTAATCGTGGGTGATCCAAATCGCACCACACCAACTACCTTGTCAGTGGTATCTTCGGTCACAATCCACTTCAATGTGCGACCAGGAATTGCTTCTTCGATTGCATTGGATGCAGTCAGATTCAAAACCTCAGAGTACATCTGCTGCGTGTACTTACTCTTAGGTTTGTTAGACGTATCCACCACATGAACGGAGAACTTCATGTCATTGGGGTGGACAGAAAAGTCAGAAAAAATGTCATCCTCAGGACCGAAGAGTGTGCCTGAGGAGTTATCCAATCTGCTTTGTTTTACATAACGAAAGTAATCATCAATGCGATTAAACTGTGTGTAATATGAGATAAACTCATCCGCTGCCCAGACAGCATCTTCAGGTGTCAATGATGCCATTACAAACAGTTGCTCACAGGGTTATTTTATCATCCTTTCATTCTCTTTTCAACTCTTCTGGAGATCTCTCCGCGTGATGCATTAGGAGTCTTTTTCTTCTCTTGATCTCTCATAATGCCTCTAAGTTTCGCTGCACCTTGTGCACGAATGGACATTGCTTCCTTTCTGCTGTACCCAGTTGGTTTGGCAGGTTTGTAATCAGGAGAGACTGGTTTCTTCTCGGGAGACTTCTTCTTCAGCAACTCATCCGCTGACTTAGTTGAACCTTTCCCTGCCTCTCTTGCCTTTCTTTCACGATACGCTTTGCGTTGTGCTTCTTTTGCACTCAGAGCAGCAGATCCACGCTCCTGTGTTGGTTGTTGAGTCTGCTTACTTGTGCGCTCTTGACCAACATCTTTGCGTGTCTTTTGCACGACTGGTTCAGTCTTACCACCACCAACATGCTTGACTCTCTTGATGTCAGAGGGAGACTTTCTGCGAGTTGCATACTTTCTTCCACCCTCAGTCTTGCGGACTGATGAACCTCCAACGAGGTCGGGATCCATGTATGCTTCTTGGATAAGATCGGAGATTTTCTTACGCTCAGACATCGAAGGAATAAGAACCAGTATCTTATTTATCCTTCATAAGTGCCAACTGCCGTTCTAACTCAAATTTGACTGGTAACAGGTGAGATGTAAAGAATCCAGTGTATTGCATCCCTTTGATGAGTTCGAGCAAATTGTGAGTTTGCATCTGTGCCAGAATAATCTTCTCCTTATCTGTCATTGAAACTTACCAGAGTTGAAGTTGTGATATGCGAAGAGAGGACGATTGACCAGTTTGAACATTGCATCAAGAGTGGTCAGAACATAACCCTCACAAGAAATAGGCATCCCTCCCAGTGTTGCTTTAGGAGAATTGTACACAATCAAGGACTCCATCAAGTCCTCTTTCATTTCGATCACCAACTGATAAAGATTAGCGAGATGAGGGCAACCCAGGATGTGAGTAAGTGCTGCATCATCGAGAGACTTACCAGCACGAATGATGGCATTGATGGCAACTTTTGCCTCTGCTGCCTCTTTGTCATCGAGGAATCCAATGTGATCGGGTGTAATCGAAGGTGCCTTAGTTTTGGCAGGCAACTTATCAACGAAAGGTTGCACAAAGAGACAATCTTTGGTGCTAATCAGATCACCAACGAGAGGGAAAGCAACTGCATCTTTGATGGTCTCACCTTCATAATAAGTGTGAGGGGCAATGATAACTTTCTCGTTGATAATCTCAGGGAACTCATAAACAACCGTGTTAGGTTGGAAGAGTTCGCTACCACCAAACCCGATGAAGTCACCCTGATAAATGCCATCAGTGCGTGGCACATACTGTAGCATTGCCTTGAGAATCGTGGCAACTGCTTCAGGGTAAAGGCGATCACAGTCTGCTTCGTTGTAGCAAATCTTGATCTTACGCTTGTTGAATACACTTTTGGTACCAACAAAGAACTCATCATTGGAAGGATCTGTACCCCAAACAACAGCGGGAGCACCGTCAATCTTCACGGAAATGTGTTCAGGTTCATCGTACAATGCGTCGATGACCCACAAGTTACCAGTGAGAATGAGGTCTTCGGGGTGTTCGAGGTGCAGATTCTTGGTCATAACGATTCTCTCTTACCAATGGGGCAGTGTGGAGGCTGACTAATTAGAAACTTCCTCCAGAGTCTTGCCTGCATTGGATGGTCCAACCCACATCATACCATTCTCTCGCCAATAGTTGACATGGGAGCGGCGCATTTGCAACAAAAGTTCATACCGTTCTTGTTGTGCAGCAGTGAACGTGAAGTCTTGTTGACGCCAAGTCTTTTTAAGTTCGGTAAGTTCGCGGAGAGTGTTACCAGGGTGTCCAGTCATTTCCATAAGTCATTTCAAAAATGGGAGCAATCCGAAGGCTGAGTTGTTTTTACTGTGTGCCTTAATAAAATTACGGGCAGACGAATAATTCTTGCAATACTTTATGACACTGCCGTGCCAAATGATCGCAAGTTGATGCCTGCTGCCCATTACTGGAATGGCAGCATACATATCTTCGTCCTTCCAGTTTTTACCAACGATAAACCCAGGTGATCCAGGTTTAGCATCTAAAACCGTTGGGTGTTCAAATTGCAAACACTTCACGAGAAATAATAATCGGGAACGCTGAGGTTCTCAACATAAACGTCTGCTTTTTCTTTACCTTCGAGGTTCAGAAGTTTCTCCCAATCCAGTTGGTTCGGGTCGAAATCATCGACAACATCGAGTTCGAGGGTGATGCGATACTTAGTCATTTGAGGAAAGTAAGTCATGCCCATGAGAAAACTCCTGATTACTGAAGTATTGTAATGGTTTTGTGGACAAATGGTACAACAAGAGGACAATTTTTCAACTGTCCACCTCTCATGTGATTGAGAGGTTCTTGTCAACCACGTCCTTCAAATACTCGTTCAGTTTATCAACATATCCTGCGTTTCGCAACTGTTTGAACACCAAGTTTCCTTGTGCAAACTCTCCGCCCTGTTGAATTGATTGTCTTCTCAGTTTGAAAACTCTTTCCTTAATCCACTTGAGTTGTGCTTCATTAGCAACACCAGTGTCAATGATTTCGTCAATCTCTGCTTCCAAGTCTTTAACACGAGACTGTACAACAATGTCATCTTTTAGAGGTGCTTCTGCACTTGGTTCAGTAATCCACCTGCCTTTCTTTAGAGAATAACGTCCTTGTCTTGCAGGTCTGGGATCATCAACATCTTCGGCATAAACTTCAACTTCCGTCCCATAAATGGTGACATCTTGTTCAAATGACCAGAGTTTCTTTCTTGCTCTGAGATAATCATCCAAAAGATCTTCACACTCACTAACCTTTGACTTATCGACGATCAGATGTAAGTCAAGGTCAGATTGTGCATTGTAAAGATAAGAAGCATTGCCACCAACTAAGTGCATATCAACAACACTTTCTGGTGGAAGACCAATCGAATCTGCCCAATAATCGCCAATACGAATCAATCCCTTCCTAACTTCTGGTTTCAGGTTCTTACCTTCCCAGAACTTAGGATTGAGTTTCAGTTCTTTCTGTTCTTGAAAGAATTGTCTCAAGGACTTCATTGTGGACATTCACACTGTGAATTATTTATCCACCACACATTATTGAAGTGCCTTACTGCGTTAGTAACAATGGCCACATTAGTGACCAAGTAAGTGACAAGTATAACAGTGCGTATGAGAGCAACTGTGTCTGCTTCTTTGTCATTCTTACCTGCCTTTTCTCCAAGTGCTTTTGCCCAAAGTCTCCAAAATGTCTTTCTTTTCTTGCTCACAGTGGTTGTTCTTCTCCCAGGTTCAGATTTAATTTATCTGTGGGAATGTATGGGTCCATGCTACCCTCTTGAACGTAAATGGGTACACGCTGTCTGGGCATGAATGGTGGCAACTTCTTCTCATCAGGCCACACTTCATCCAACTGTGCCTCAACTTGTTCAGTTAGACCATCATTATTGCACCCATATTCACATTCAAATGCAGGATAAACAGGAAGAGAAGGAGGAGGATTTCTAAAATACTCATCTCTCACTGCTTTCATGATGTGTGGGGGAGTTCCATAATAACCATGGTTCTCCCACAGACAATCGAGATAACGAATGTCATCACGTTCAGCATCAACCGTGACAGCATCACAGTATCTGAGAATGTCAGGTGCAACTTCAACTTGTCCACCGCCCCAGATGTCGGGGACTTCCATAATAAAGGGTACCATCACCCACCTCTTTCTTTTAATGAACGAACAAGATAAGCAGTAAAGTCCTCCATTTTACTGGGAACTACAAACTGTGGACCATCGTTGATTGCTTTCTTGAGTGCTTCCATGTCTTCCCACTCTTCTTCGGTAAGAGTAGAATGTGATCCCAGTTTGGTCATAGGTGTCTTTGAATGTGTTGAAATTCTAACACCTTATTTACGAAAATTAAGTTCTCTTAAGAGTCTCTTTAGAATCTCGTTACTGCCTGTAACACTGGATTGCGTCAGAATTAACGTTACGACAAACAAACTCCATGTTATCCACCTTTGTAACAACAAAGTAAGTCATCAGAGCAAGGTAAAAGTTCATGATGACGAACCACATTGTGACCAGTCTAGGATTGCGAATTAACCTCATTGGTGCTCTTCTCAAGTTGTTTCAGTGCAGCAATTAGTTCGGGTGTTTCTTCCCAGGTCCACACTTCTTCGTGACCTTTGCTGTCAATCTTCTTAAATTCTTTGGTTGCCATCATTTACCTCCAAGGTCAAATGTATAGTGGGAAGTGTCAACATCTTCCTCATGTGGTGTAGTGTACAGCAATTGGTTCGTTAAGTCAATCAAACTGTTAAACTTTTCACCATCCATCATGTGATCGTTACCAAGGACTTTCTTCGAGACATAATGAAATGCCTCAGACCACGAATCAACGTGTGCTTTGAAATTATCACTAATCATTTTTATGTTGGCGAAGAACAGCAACCTTTTCCCAATCTTCTGGGAAAACAACTAACAATGGGTAATCACGACCAGGAACTCCCTGACTCTTAATGACAATGTATTTTTCATCAACAAACACAACAAGTCCTCTGTTGTTTTTGTAAATTACTTCGTCTCTAAGATTAAAAGAAAGCACGTTCGAGTGGGTTAAGATTGAGTGGCATTGAGGTATAATTTCGGGTGTCATCAATATCAACTTCTTTTCCTATTGTTTTAGAGTTGACTGGGGCAAAGTATTTTCCGTCTCTGGTTCTGAAAAATCCCCAGATCGTACGCACGAGTTCACCACCAGCAAACACATAATTGTAATGGTGGTGCAACCAAATTGCCAGATATCCGCTCTTAAACTCTTCGACTTCATAAGAATAACCCTCAGGGGCAGTGTGAGGAAAGGAGTTAGGAAGTTTCATAATGATGGTGCATTGTCAAGGCTGACTAAAAGGAAGGATCTCCATCTGGTTCTTGATGTCTTTTGATGTGATCCTCCATTGATGCTTTCTTGTTATGAAGCATTTCAATAACTTCTTGGCGAAGTGCCATCAATTCGTCATAACATTCTTGCTCTCTTGCTTCTGCTCTAAGTTCAAAGTCTGGTTTATAGACACTCTCAATAAAGAGATCAAGAGCAGATTGTTCTTTGAAAGTTGGTATCATAACTCAGTCGTCGTAGAACTTGTTCTGATCGAGTTCCATTTCGACGAGTTCGATGACTCTCTTAAGTTTCTCGATCTCTTTTTGTTGTGATTCGATTGTCCGTTGGAGATCAGTGATGTGTTTCTCCAAATCTGCGACAAATTGATCAGACATGGTGCATTTCCTCCTGTCGGGTTATTTATTAAAGACCACCTGGGAGTTTAATATTGGTGGCAAGTCCTAATTTCTCAAGAAACACGATGTGTAACCAAGTCATGTCAAATTGATTAGGCAGGATGCCATGCTTTGCTGACCAAGGATACATGTGGTGATTGTTGTGCCATCCCTCTCCAAAGGTGAAGATTGACACTGGACCATTGTTTCTTGAGTTGTCATTTGATTCGAAGGGTTTATCTCCGAACATGTGAGTTAGAGAGTTGATTGTCCAGGTTGCATGATAAGCAAGAACAAGTCTTACCACGATGCCCCAGATGATGTAAGACCAACCTCCAAGTGTGTACAGTATAACACCAAGAATAATCTGTGGAATCACAAAGTTTTGATTCAACCACACATAATAGGGATCTTTTTGCAAATCCTTGGTGAATGTACTTACCTGCTTCATTGCAGGAACTTGAAACATCATCCATCCCATGTGTGACCACAGAAAACCCTTATTGCTGTCGTGATGATCCACATCAGTGTCAGAGTGTTTGTGATGATGACGGTGTAATCCAATCCAATCAATTGGACCATGTTGCATTGCTAATGTTCCACAAGTGACCAGAAATCTTTCTAACCATCTGGGTGTCTTGAAAGAACGATGTGAAACTAATCTGTGGAAACCAGTTGTGATTCCCCAGCAAAGTGTGATGTAATAGAGACCCAACATCCAAAGTACACCACCCCAAGTAAAGAACTGGGGCAGAAATGCCATGAGTGCCAATACATGCAGGGCAATCATAAACAGCGT